TGGTTGAACAATTCTAAATACTTTTTCTATTGTATAATGTTTTTGAGCCATCATTTTAAATACACGACCTACATGTTCTAAAGCTGGTTCTGCAATACTATTCATCCATGCTTTTAATCTTCTTGTGCCAAATTCATCGTTTGCAAGTAATCCTCTGTATGTTTCCGCTTGATCTTGAGAGAATCCCATCATTGCAGAAGGTACACCACTAATGTACTCTGCATCTGTTTTACCTTGTTGAACAACTGTAAAAAAAGCATTATTAATAGGTGCTGGTTGTATTGGTGTGGGAGGGGAAAATCCTTGTCTATATTTTAATAATGCGCCTGGAGCTGAAGAATATTTTTCCCATTCATCTTCAGGTACAGATCCCTCTTCATACATCCATCTAAGGTTAGAAGAAAGGTTTGCATTGTGTAACATTATTTGATGTGCTTTGTTTATTTCTTGTTGTTTGCCTATTAATGGAGTTACAGCACTCATAGCGTAAGGCGTTCCTGTGTACATATAAGGTATAGGAACTATTGGATATTCACTAATAGGTATTGTTTGTTCAAATAAAAACGTATCATCTCCTACGCTACAAGTTTTAATTATTCTATTTTCATAAAATTCTACAGAATCAACTATATTTTTCTTAAAGTTTTTATCTTGTTCAAATTGTAAAAATTGCGATTCTGACATTACTTGTTCTTTAATAATAGTAGCTTCTTCTCTTGCTTGGGATATAAGTTCCATTTCTCTTTCTTGAATACCTTGAGCAGCCATTTTCTGAGAGTTTTCTACCATTAACTTTCCTCTTTCTGGAATAACTTCTCCCGATTGAACTTGTTGTTCTATTTGCAATTGTTTTTCAATTAATTGAACTTCTATTTCTTGTTTAAATGTTTCTAATTGATCTTGAACTTGTTCTTTTAACATTAAAAGTTCTGCTTCTGTAGGTTCAACTTTTATATAAACATTTCTGTATTTAAATTTTTTCTTACTATATGTTTCGTAATATGGAAGTATATCTTCATCTTCAGCATCCATATTTACACCATATGTTAAATCTTCAGGTTGTATAGTGTCTGTAAATTCTGCATCTCTTTGAGAATAAGAGACAACATCACTTCCTTTAGTTACTTTTTTTATTTTAGTTTCAAATTGAGGTAGCATATTAATTAGTCTTGCTCTAGAAATATTCTTTCGTATTTGAATAAATGTTGCATCTCTAAATAAAAAATCTCTACTAGCAGGATCTACAAATACATCATAAGGATCAATTCTATTAAATCTAACTTCACCCATTCCTCTATCTGCATCTTTATCAATATCTATAAGAAAGAAACCTAATCCTTTTGTAAGGGAATCTAAAACAACTTGACTATATAAAGATTTACCATTAGATAAGTACCAACAATAATCTGCTATATCTGAATGAACTTGAGCTACATCAGCATCGTCACCAGTTGCTCCTACGGCTTTCCATTTAGGATTGTTAGCAGTAACAAAGTATTTCATTATTTCTATAATAGGAGTTATCCTATTTATAGTAAATGTTGGCATACCAGATTCTTCTAACATAGTTTGTTCATCTTTAGTTAGTTGTTCATTAAGATAAAAATCATATCCTTTTTGACTAACTGTTTGCCATCTTTGTCTGTGGGAGTTGTTTGCTTTATCCCATATTTGTTTATTTACTTGTGCTTTAGATTTTTTGGTTGTTCTTGCCATATTACTCTCTTATTTCTACATGAACTAAATCGTCAAAATTATTATCGTGTATATCTCCATCGGAATCCCAATCGCCGCCCCAACGAATTTTTAATCCCATTGATTGACCTATACCTCTTAACATTCCACCCATATAATGAAACATTTCTCTATCATCCCATTTTATCGGGTAAGGAGCGAGATCAACAGCTTTTCCTTCTATGTGTTTGGAAAATCTAGTCTTCGTTTTCCCTTGTGCTAATAATTGCTCTTGCCGCTCCTTACTCCGCACACCTTCTATTATAGTAACATCCATAATTTTAATAAGTTCATTAAGAACATTAACAAGTTTAGAATCTACGCCTTTAAGTCTTTGTTTACTTCTTTTACCAAATTTATACATTTTTATTTCCTATGATACTAACCAACTTTTTGCTTTTCTTTTTGGTTTAAACCAACTTTTTTTCTCTTTATCTTTTTTCATATTTGGAGGAAAAGCGTGTACTTGTGAATAATAAAGGCTCTCAATTGTATCATCGTGAGCCATTTTCGGGCCGAAAGTAAGGATTTCGTTAATTAAATCAAACATATTTCTTCGTAAATGTACTGTTCCTGTACTAAAACGAGCCGAAAGTCCAGAATATATGCGATTTCTTTTCTGAGTTCCGCCAGGTTTTTGTGGAATAACGGAAATATCAAATTTATTTATTCTTCTTCTTTCATCATTTAAAGCTTGGAATATACTTCTATTCATTGCAACGTCTTCTACAGTGGATGACATACAATTATATTTTTGATGAAGTTCTAGGATTATATCCACAACTCCTTTCTTTCCAAACAACTCACCAGTCTCAGGATTCTTAGATCCAATCGTAGGAATACTTCTATGCCTTTCATATTCTAATACATATAATTCATTGTTAGCATCTATAGCTATAACTGTTATTACAGAAAAGTCACTATGTTTTGTATCAATATCTGTTGCTGGGTCGCAACCAATGAATGTATTAATAGGAATATCAGAACCATCTTTAACAATGTAATTAACTCCATCTTCATTTTTAAAATATCCTTCCCAATATCTTATATGTTCTCTTCTCCATATTGCATCTTCTTTAGACTGTACTTCCATCATATATTCTTGATAAAATTTTTGAGGTTGCCCTGAATCAGCATAAAACTTTTTCTTTTCTTGTATTTTAGAATATGGAAACCATCCTTCCCATAATGGAGTTTTTTCATCTAATAATGCTTTATATGTTATTACTTTCCAAGCAAATTGTTTTTTTTCTTTTTTTGCTTTAGCATATTTATTTAATAAGTTATTTATAAAAGAATCGTAATGCACAGGAGTACCATTAACTCTTAAACGACCAGTGTGAGGTTCAATAGCAGGATAAACAACGGCAGTAACTAAATTAGCATTTTTATCTCTAGCTTCTTTTGTAATTGTATTTGCTTCATGTTCAAAATCATCTAATACAATAAGGTCATACCTTTTATGTAATTTTGCACCTCCTCTAATTCCTGCAACATTACTTTTACTAATAAGTTTACACCCATTAGAAAGTTCTATATCTTCTTCTGTCCACTTTCGACCTTTCATTTGCCCAAAATAATATTTAATTGAATCGTTATTTTCTAAGTGGTATTTAATATAATCCATATTACCTACACTTAATTTTTGAGTAGCAGATACCCATGCATAGAATAAAAAGTTTTCTTTTTTTGCAAATACAAAGTCTTTAATAATAGATGCTTTTGTAAGAACCGTTTTTCCATGACCTCTAGGAACAATAATAGCAGTTTGTTTTACATTTCTATCATCAATAGCATCTGATATTTCATAATGAAAAAATGGAGTTTCAGATCGCATAAAATCATCTGGTAAAAATAATTTACCAAACGATATAAGATCTTTATATGCTAATTGTAATGCTTCTTCAGCTTTGTTTACGTTCTGGCTGTTTATATTTGGCATCTAAATATTTTTCTAACTTTTTAGCTTGTTTTGTCATATCTACAAAATCGTTAAATACAACTTCAAATCTTTGCAATCTATCTGCTATAAAAAGTATAGTTTTGTCTAGATCGTTTATTTTTCTTTTTAAATCATGTTTTGTTAAAGGTTTTTTAGATTTCATATTGTTTCCATTTTTTTAGGTATATCTAACATTTCTATAATTTTTCTCATTCTTAATATATTACAATATGTTTTTGAAGACATATTATAAAGATTAAATTCTCTTTTAACTTTATTATTTAAATCTTTAAGCATTGTAATTGCTTCATCTAATTCCATTTCATTTGGAACATTATCTAAAAAATGTTTATCATCTCTTTTTAGCATAATCTTCTCTTAACCATTTTAAATACCTACAAGCTGTTTCTGGATTAAATATTGTAGTTATTAATCTATTGTCGTCATCATCATATCTAGGATCTACAATAGTAACTGGGCAATTAAATATATTTTTATCATCCAATCCTAATTTATCTGCATAACTATCCATTATTTTAAATGATGCTACTTGCAATGCATGACTTATTAATCCAGTAGAAGGACTTTTAATTACTTGGTATCCAGATACATGGGTATGTCCACAAGTAAGAACATTATCACTCCATCCCATTTGAGCTGCTTTTGCTACTCCATGAGCTGTATTCCAAATACTATTTCCTTTAAATGTATGTCTAGCATTAATAGTTATTTCTTTCCCACTAGGAAATACAAGTCTCATTCTTGCTCCCCATTTTTCATATAAACCTTGATGATCTCTCATTATAAAATCTAATGGATCACCATCTCCTGACCAAACATCATGATTACCTGCTACTAAATATAACCAATTTAATTTATTTACAAAATATTCAGTAAGTCTCCATGATTCTTTTGCACTTGTAGATTGTTGTCCATACAATGCAGACAATCTTCCTATCCAATTGTTTTGTATATCTCCAAGATTACCAGCAAACATACCTTCTGTATTATTTATAATAGTCATGTAATGTATTATTTGAGATAAATCTGTACCATCGTCATCTACATGAGGGTCTCCAAAATGTGCAATTCCTATAGGGCCATCCATGTTTACATCTATTCTTACAAGTTTTTTATTTTCTTTTGATGTCTTTTTTTGTTTGTATTGTTTGTTTCTAAATTCTATTAATTCTTCTATAGGTATAGATTCTGGATCTCTTTCTTCTACTCTAAATGGACTTTTTTCTAATATAGTAGGCCTTACTGTTTTTCTTCCACAAGCCATGCATTTCCATTGTTGTTTTTTACTTTTTGCTTTATATTGAAAACCACTTTTATGTATGTTTCTTGATCCGCAATGATAACAACTAATTACGTTACCATCATTATC